GTAATAGTTGTTCCTGCAGCATTAAATGTAAAAGCTGTTGTAGCGACAGCATTAATGGTAACGGTCAAGTCTCCTGCTACTCTATAACTAAATGGTATAGAGAATGTGCTGGTGTTTCCGTCGCCTGTGTAACGTACAAAGCTATTTGCCATTTTTTCTCCTTATTTGTTAAATTCTTCTAAGACGGGCACTTATGCTATTGGTTCACAAAAGCATCCAATGCATTACGGACTTCACGCTGAATATTAGTTTCTCTCCGTCTTCGTTCTTCGTTTATTTGTGGGAACTCCTGCAACATCTTTTCATAAGCAGCTCTTTCAAACTGTCTTACTACTTTCAATATTTCTTGTTGCATCATGTCCTCTCCCTCAACTTTACCTGTAGGCAGTCTCTTGATTGGACTTTTTGGATTAGTTATTAAAAATTCTACTATCTCTTTTAGGGATGCATTAAATCCTTTGTATGGAATAGTTATCTCAGATTTAATTTCCATCCATCTATCGTAAGCAGTTTGACCTTGTGCATTCTTAAGGTCTTTGAGGTTTATATTTGTATGTTTTGCAATTTTTGATGGAGGCAAGTAATCGACTGTTCTGCCTGCTTCAGAAAAGAACTTTGCTGTTTCTGTATTTGCAAACGTGGTCATAGAGAATGGCGATGACCATATGCCTTCTTTACCACCTATGCCAAACAACCAGCCGTTTTGTCTGTCTATCTTTTCGCCAAACATATTACGTCTAGGCATCACAGCGTCAGGGTCATCGGTAATTTTGTAGCTGTTAAGTTGGTCTGATAAACCCCACAACTCTCTTGAGTAGTCATCGTTTACACGATTGATGTATCTAAACATTCCTGACAAAGGTGCAAACTTAAATCCAAATCTTCCTAAGAATAATGCACTCTTTCTTTCTGGGTCTTTCGTGTGCATAAGTCCATCGCCTAGAAATAAATCAACAGTTTCTAACATACCTTTTGTATAAAATTTTGACGTAAAGTTTCGTGTAAGACTTGTGATTGCACCCATAGCCAATTCAGTCATCCTACTTTCTTGATATTGTGTAAGGCTTTCGTTGTGTGCATAAAATTTATCTAATGCGTAAACCATGTCGGCAGCAATACCAAACGGTGTAAAGAATGGGTCTAACCTGTTCATACTTATATATCTGCCGTCTTGTGTTTTATACGAGTAAGGTTGCCATCCTGTATTAACTTCTTTTTGTAAATTCTTTCTATAGTCTCTTTCGCCTCCACCTGTCACTTTTCCACTAATGGCTGCATAGAATGCTCCAATCCAAATCATGTAACCCATAGTTATTCTTGCATTGGCTTCTGCAGCAGCTTCAGGATTAATGTAAGCACCTGATGCATCTTTCTTCAGCATTTGTTTCATTTGGAACTGATAACGTCCTAGTATTGGTAAGTGCTGAAAGTTCCAACGTATTAAGTTTGACGGTGTGTTAATAAAGTGAAGACCCATAGCTCTAGTCCATCTATGTCTTGCAGTAAAATCTAAAACAGCTCCTGTAACTCTGCCTTCTGTATCTCCTACAAACGTACCGTCAGCTTTCTGTGCTTGTGATGTTGCAGGTTGTGTGTATGAAGCCTCTCTTGCATAATGTAACGGGTCATTTACTTCTAATCTATCTGCAGACGATAACCCTGCACTATTCATACTTATATCAGAGCCTCCTACCGTAGAACGTGCCTTGCCAGACTCATCAATATATTCTTTCATCATTTCATTTACTTTTTGCTTGTAAGCTTGTCTGTCTTTAAATCTGCGAGTTCTTGTAAATACTTCTGGATTGTCTCTAGCGATACGTGAATTGATTTGTGCTGCTGCTCTAGCTTTAAATGCTAGTGTTTTAAGAAACTCATCGCCTGCAGACAAAACTCTTAACGGTACTGTGGCTACTGTAATAGGTATTTTAGCAGCTCCTTGAATAGTTCTTGCTAGTGTCGTTGGTAATACATTTGTGTAAGATGCAACCATTTCATTTAGGTAATTAGCAAGTTGTCCTTGTCGTATGTTGCTGTCATACTTAAGTGCTCTACTATCGAGCAAAGGTCTTCCTGCTTTAAAACTTCTAAAGGCACTTCTTACAGCTTCTATTGTGTAAACATATTGATACACATAAGTTTCTAATGCTTCATTGGCTACCTCTGCAGCTCTTTTGCTGTCAGTTGGAGATAAGTACATTGCTCTAAACAACATTGTAAGTGGCTTCCATTGTGTCTGCATTAGACCTGATGCAATGTTAAGTAAGTGCGTGTCAGGACTAGACAGTAAGTTATTGTTTACATACTCAGCAGCTAAGTCCCACTTGTTTACTTTTTGCACATTTTGTAATGACAATATCATGTGGTTATCATCATAAATTTTAGAAACAGCTCTCATGTAGTCTTCAATGTTTCCTTCAATTTTTAATTGCATCTCTGCCTTCTCAGGATTGACTAACAAGTCTATTGCACTTTCAGCTTCTAGCGGTGTTGCATCATCTACCTTTTGCCTTTGTGATGCTAAGGCTGTTGCAATTCTCTCTTGTGCACGCTTTTGTAATACAAGAAGTTCTCTTGTTAAATTCATGTGCTGTTCAAAAGTTTTCTTAAGTTTGTTTCTGTCAGCACTTGATAAGGTAACGTCATCTATCTGTCTTGCAGATTTAATCATTAGGTCTGCGTTATGTTTGATACGTGTACGCATTGCCAACATATATGCAGCCAAGTTTGTATCGCCTGTTTCTTTAATTTGTCTTACGACATCTTCTGGGTCAGCGCCTAACAATGCTGCTTCTTCTCTTATTTGTTGGAACTTATTAGATGCAACATCAGCATCAAGTTGTTCCTTAATATCAGTAGCAGTTTGTCTTATAAGCTCTACAACTGTGTGGTCTTCATCTCCTTCAGCCCATCGTTGATAGTTAAAAGGGTCTTTAGGCGGTTTACCAAAAGGTTGCCTTGCAGTCTCACGCATCTTTGTAATGTAATCGTCCATGTTCTTGGCATCGATTTCATTATATTTTTTGATACGTGCTATCTCTTCTGCATCTTTATTTTTGTATAATTGTTTACCTGATTTTGGTTCTGATAAGTCTGCAAACAAACGTTTACCTGTAAGTTCATCAAAACCATATTCGTGGATATCTTTGAGCTGTCTTATTGTAGTTTTCTTTTGTCCAGCTAAGGCAAGCTTAAATCCTCCTGCAGAGAATGCACCGCCAAACACAGTTCCCATAGCCGTACCAAATGCTGTGTTAATACCTAATCTTTTAAAACTAAATTCATCCGTAGCTCCTGAACTTATAGAAGTGTTTTGTAATAATGCATCTTGTACACCTGACACTAATCCTGAGTATGCTCCCTCATAGATTGCACCTCGTTTGATGGCTGAACCCAATGCTTTTCTATTTGCACTTTTAGCAATCGCTTCTATAGCTTGTCTGTCTATTTCTTTCGCAACTTTACCTCTAAGAGCATTTCTAAGTTGTCTTTTGTATTCTTGTTTTGCGACCTTACCTCCAACACCAAAACCTATAATGTTAAGAGGGTCTGTAATCATGGCACCACCCATGTCCATTAACCATTGTCCAAAGTTTCTGTTTGGGTCATTCCAAAAGTTTGGCAAGTCCATGTACAGATTATTTATTTCAGAAAACTGTCTTAATCTTCGTGGGTCATTCTCTCCCATTACACGACTAAGGTCTCCTGTTATACCAATTGTATTATAGTTAGCCCACGTTCTATCATCATAAAATTCTTCGATGACATCAGCGTCTTCTTTGTCAAAAAAGTTTTCGCCTGTCTTGTACGTATAATAATCTTTAAGAGTGTCTACAAATTCTTTTGATTGCAGCGTGTCTAAGGCATTCATCTTTTTGATTTGTTTATCTGTTCCTTGAGCGCCGTAGAACTCTTCGTAATCTTGCTCCCACCAATTAGTCGCCACTTGCAACCCTTGCTTGTCTTAGTGCATTAAATAAATAAGTTGGACTAATACCTAATGAGGTTGCTAATCTATTTACTGCAAATTCATTTGTAACTAACCTGTCTATAAATTGGTTAAAATTGTCTTGTATATATCCGGGCAGACTTTGTAATACAGCGTCAGCTATATCAGGATAAACATTGTCACGTAAGAATGCTTCTTGTGTTGCTCGGTCTGTGTCTGGGTTTCTGATACCTTCTTGTTGTGTTATAGCATCTTGTATCTGTGCTGTTATTTCATCGTTGTTAAAGACCCTGATAGGGCTGCCTGCCATTTGGTCAATAACGCTTGCAAAGTCATCCCCTCTGGCAGATATTTCAGCATCCATTGCATCAATGTTACCAAACGGAGGTAACACAGGGTTTGCAACTTGTTGTTCAGTAAAGTTATCAATTACAAACTTACCAATCCTATTCATAAATTGTCTTCTATCTTCTTGTGTAATCGGTCTTCCGTTTTCTTTTTCAAAACCTGTTTCAAATGCAAGTATCTCGGACTCTAAATAGTATTTTGCATTGAATGATGCTCTGTAATAGTTTGGCTGTAGAATGCCATCTAACATAAATGATGACTTTACAGCGTTCAAAATGTCTGTCTTTCCATTTACGTATTCTGAGTTGCTTTCATAAACAGCAGCTTCATTAGTTCTGCTTCTTCTGTGTGCATCGTTCCACGTACTTAATACTTGTGAAAAGAAGTCTAATGGCATCTTTGCTGCCTCAAAGTCTACAATAAGTTGTTTAATATCGTAGTCATACTCAGACTGTGCAACACCTAATAAGAAAGCTTTTTTATCATTATCACTTACAGCATTGTCTCTTGTAATACTTCTCAATCTTTCAAATGTTACAACAGTAGTCGCATCTATTTCATTAAGTTGTCTTATAACTTCTGCTGCCTGTGCATCATCAGTCATATCTCCTTCACTAAAAGCTTTGTTAAAGATGTCAGAAATTTGTTGTTGTTCGTTGTAGTTTTCTACCTGTATCTTGTTTCTAACAAATGATTGTCTAGCTTTCTCTATATCGTTGTTAAGCTTATCAACATCTTCTCTCTTCGTACTTGTCAATGACCCTAACTGATTACCGCCTTTACCAATGCCTCTATCCGCAAGCATGATTGCCTCTGCTCTGTCAAAATCATCTTCACTTGTTGCATTTAAAATAATTCCTCTAACATCCTGCATAACTAATGCGTTCATCTCGTCTGTGGTAAAGAAAAAGTTTTCTCCTCCATCGTTAGGCATTTGTGAACCTAGAGATGATACAGTTTGCCAATACTCATCAATACCAACAGTACTGAGTAACTGTCTTGCGCCACTAAATTTCTTTTCCTGTGCTTTCTCTGCTCTAAACTCAGCATCTCTTATGTATTCATCAGCAGCCCAATTGTTAAATGCAACCGAAAAACCGTTTCGGTAAGCAGAACTTTTGGTCGACATATCTGGTATGTAATTTTTATAAAACGCTCTTAAACTACCGTCTTCATAATTATAAGAATTGTAGTTTCTTTTTATTTTATTGATTGTGTCTGCAGCATGAAATCTACCTGTCTGTCCTTCTACAACAGATACAGCATACTGATTAGATAATATCGGGTCTTCGCCTTTTAGAATGTAAGCCTGCAACTCTTCAGGCTCCATAG